AGACAAGCTCGCTTCACTTGCCGAAAGTGTTGAGTTTGAAAGTGAAGAAGAATATCGTGAAAAACTGGAGACTTTGAAGGAATCATATTTCCCTTCAAGAGTAGTTGCTCCAACAACTAAATCTGATACTCTTTCTGAAGGAGTAGATGTTGCTAAAGAGTCACACTCAGATTCAATGTCTGCTTATCTAAGAACACTCTCAGCATTTAGTAAATAATTGAATTTAATATAATTCAAACCCAAAAACAAAAACAAACACTTAGTAAAAAGGTAAACGCAAATGTTTCATTCCGAACATCTGCAGGAAAAGTGGGCACCCCTTCTCGACTATCAGGGTCTTGATACAATCAAAGATTCTCATCGTAGAGCTGTAACCGCTGTCCTGTTAGAAAACCAAGAAAAATTCTTAAGAGAAGAATCTGCATTCAATTCAGGTGGTATCACCAACCTGATGGAAACTGGTCCGACCAACTCCACAGGGACTGGTGGATTTACTGGCGGTTCTGCTGCTGGTGGTCCTACCGCAGGTTTTGATCCAGTCCTAATCTCACTTATCCGTCGTTCAATGCCCAACCTGGTCGCTTATGACCTGGCCGGCGTTCAACCAATGAGTGGTCCTACTGGACTCATCTTTGCAATGCGTTCCCGCTATAATGGGCAAACTGGCACCGAAACGTTCTACAACGAAGTAGATTCTGCATTCTCAGGTCAGGATTCCGGATTTGATGTTACCGCTGGATTTGGTAACACCTCTACTGGTATCGGTACTACCACCCAAAGAGGTACTAATCCTTCAGTCCTTAATCCAGTTTCAGGCAATCCTGCTGCAACTGACTACAACGTTGGTGGTGGTATGCCAACTGGTAGTGCAGAAGTATTGGGAGGAGTTGGTGAAGATCAGTTCAACCAAATGGCATTCTCAATCGAGAAAGTCACGGTTACTGCAAAGTCACGCGCTCTGAAGGCTGAGTACTCACTCGAGCTAGCTCAAGACCTCAAGGCAATCCACGGTCTGAATGCTGAAGCAGAACTCGCAAACATTCTCTCAACTGAGATTCTTGCTGAGATCAACCGCGAAGTCATCAGAACCATCTATATGACCGCAGAGAAGGGTGCTTCGCAGAACGTTGCTACCGCTGGTATCTTTGACCTCGACGTTGACTCCAACGGTCGTTGGTCGGTTGAGAAGTTCAAAGGTCTTCTGTTCCAAATTGAGAGAGATGCTAACGCTATCGCTCAAAGAACTCGTAGAGGAAAGGGCAACATCGTTCTTTGCTCTGCTGACGTTGCTTCAGCACTGACCATGGCTGGTGTACTTGATTACACCCCTGCACTCAATGCTAACCTGCAAGTCGATGATACCGGCAACACCTTTGCTGGTACTCTGATGGGCAAATTCCGCGTCTATATTGACCCATATTCTGCCAACCTTCTTTCCAATAATACTACTTCAGGAAATCAGTATTATGTTGTTGGTTATAAGGGTTCTTCACCTTATGACGCTGGACTCTTCTATTGTCCTTATGTTCCTCTCCAAATGGTTCGTGCCGTTGGTGAGAACTCCTTCCAGCCCAAGATTGGCTTTAAGACCAGATATGGTCTGGTCGCCAACCCATTCGCAGAAGGTGATGTTACCAATCAAGGTCTTGGTCGCCTTGCTGTTAATAGCAACCGCTATTACAGAAGAGTTGCTGTTAAGAACCTCATGTGATCCATCTCACATAAATTTTTCAGAGGACCCTTCGGGGTCCTCTTTTTTTGTCTAAATACTTAAAAAACGATGACTAAAGGGCAAATTGAGAATAGAAATTTTCTATCTCCAACAGGATTTAAGTTTACTATAACAAGAACTCCTAAAGTTGCTTTCTTTTGCAATCAGGCAAATATTCCAGATTTAAATCTTGGAGTTGCGATTCAACCTTCATATACGAATATGTTACCTACTCCAGGTGATATGATTCAATTTGGAGATTTAAGTTTACGCTTTCTTGTAGATGAAGATCTTGAAAACTATATGGAAATTCAAAATTGGATAAGAGGTCTTGGATTTCCAGAACAATTGAGTCAATTTGCGGACCTAGAAGAAAATGGTTTGGTAAGAGGAAATTATAGGCAAGGTAGACAAAACATTTATTCTGATGGAACTTTGCAAGTTTTAACTAGTAGTCAGTTACCAAATTTTCAAATATCATTCAAAGATTTGTTTCCGTATACACTTTCTACAGTGACTTTTGATGCTACAGATACTGATATTCAATACTTTACTGCAGACGTAGGTTTCAAGTATACTATCTATGATATTGTTGATTTGAGTGGTAAGCCCCTATATGGATATTAATTTAGATACAATCCAAAAAATGTGGGAGAAGGATTCAAAAATAGATATCGATAATCTTCATACAGAATCTTTAAATATTCCCGTTCTTCATGCAAAATATTTTGACTTGTATAACACAATTAATCTTCTGAAGAAGAAGGCAGAACAACAGAAGAAAAATATAAGACATGAAAGATATGAATATTTTACAGGAAAAGCAGATCCTGATACATACATAGAAAATCCTTTTCCTAAAAAAATTAGAGATAAAGAGACACTTCAGGGATACTTAGATTCTGATGAAAGGTTGTCTCAGGTTTCTCTAAAAGTTGATTACTATGATACTATGATTTTATATGTTGATAGTATTCTTAAAATGATCTCAAATAGAACATATCAAATTAAAAACTCAATTGATTATATGCGTTTTCAATCTGGATTGGGGTAATAAATACTCATAGTAATTATAATGCTATGAGTGATGTAGTAATTGAAAAGAAAAATGAAGTTCACCTAAAATTAAACTGCGAACCACATATTTTACACGAACTTCAACCATACTTTACTTTTGAAGTAGAGTCTGCGAAATTTATGTCCCAGTATAGAAGCAGACACTGGGATGGAAAAATTAGACTGCTCAGTACTCATACTGGAGAAATTTATATTGGATTGTTGGATAAGATTGTTGATAAATTAAAACTTCATAATTATACATATGAATTTAAAGAAAATAAATTCTATGGATTACCATTTGAGATAAATGATGGTATATCTTTTGAAGGTGTAAAGGACTATATGGCGTCTATATGCTCTCATTCTCCACGTCAATACCAAATTGAGGGAGTATATGATGCTTTACGACACAACCGAAAACTATTGATATCACCAACTGCCTCAGGCAAATCTCTGATGATTTATTCAATAGTAAGATATTTTGTAGATAAAGGGCAAAAAATTCTTTTAGTTGTTCCGACGACATCGCTAGTAGAGCAGATGTATAAGGATTTTCAGGATTATGGTTGGGATGCTGAGTCATACTGTCACCGAATTTATTCTGGTAGAGAAAAGACAAACGAACATCCTGTCACAATTACAACTTGGCAATCAGTTTACAAATTAGAACGTTCATTCTTTGAAGAATACGGCGTAATTATAGGTGATGAGGCTCATCTATTTAAGAGTAAGTCACTTGTTGAAATAATGACCAAACTTCATCACGCAAAGTATCGTTTTGGATTTACAGGAACTCTTGATGGAACTCAAACACACAAGTGGGTTCTAGAGGGATTGTTTGGACCATCATATAAAGTTACAAAAACTGATGAACTGATGAAGCAAGGACATCTTTCTCAGTTGGATATTCAATGTATTGTACTTAAACATTCTCCTCAAAGATTTGAAACATATGAGGATGAGATGCAATATTTAATCTCTCACGAACAAAGAAATAAATTTATTACAAATCTTTCTTTAGATCTAAAAGGAAATACTCTTGTTCTTTACAGTCGTGTAGAAACACACGGAGCAATACTTTACGAGAAGATAAATACTAACAAGCGAGGTGATCGTAAAGTATTTTTTATTCACGGTGGTGTTGATACTGAAGAAAGAGAATTAGTTAGAGAAATTACTGAAAAGGAAAATAATGCTATTATCGTTGCTTCTTACGGTACTTTTTCTACTGGCATTAACATCCGAAATTTGCACAATGTTATCTTTGCTTCCCCTAGTAAATCAAGGATCAGAAACCTTCAATCAATTGGAAGAGTTTTAAGGAAAGGGAAAAACAAAACAAAAGCAGTACTTTATGATATTTCTGATGATTGCACTTATAACTCAAGAAAAAATTATACCTTGAATCACTTAATAGAACGTATTAAGATCTATAATGAAGAAAACTTTAACTATGAAATAATTACAATACAACTAAAGAAATGATCTATTATACGTATGCATATTTAAGAGAAGATGGAACACCTTACTACATTGGTAAAGGTAAAGGAAATCGTATTCACTCAAAATCTAATAGAATTTTTAATCCACCACCTAAAGAAAGAAGAATATTTTTAAAACAAAATTTAACAGAAGAAGATGCATTTAAACATGAAGTTTATATGATATCACTTTTTGGACGAAAAGATTTAGGAACTGGTATTCTTCACAATAAATCTAATGGTGGAATAGGTGGAGGTGCTATGAAGGGAAAATCTCAAAGTGAAAAATCCAAAAAATTAATAGGAGATGCTAATCGAGGAAGAATTCATAATAAAAAATCTAGAGAAAATATGAGTAAATCTCATTTAGGAAAATCTAATCCAAAATCTGGTGCATCTAGAAAAGGAAAACCATTATCAGAACAACATAAAAAAAATAAAAGTGAGTCTGCAAAGTTATGGTGGAAAAAAAGAAAGGAGGAAAAAATAAATGGGAATTGAAGAAGATTTTTATGCAACAGTCAAACTAAAAACCGGTGAAGAAATCTTTTGTAAATTAGCTGCGTCTGAAGAAGAAGATAAGACGATGCTAATCATTTCAAATCCAATTGTTGTTTCTGAAATTAAAAATAGAACAGGATTGGTTGGATATAAATTAGAACCTTGGCTTAAAACAACTACAGAAGATATGTTTATGCTTAATATTGATGATGTATTAACTCTCTCAGAATCTTCTGATATTGAAATGATTATGATGTACCAGTCTTATCTTCGTCAATCATGTAAAGAAAAAGATAATCAAGCAAAACTTAATAGAAGAATGGGATATATTTCTAATGTGAATGATGCTAAAGAGATCTTAGAGAAGCTCTATAAAAATAGCTAAAGCTAATTTATCAAACCTCACAAAGGTAATTATACGGGGTTTGAGACACCTTGTCAACTATTTACAGAAGTGTTATAATATCTACATAATAATGATAAAAACTTATGATAACAACAGCAGTTATGGCCAAAAGAAAAAGGTCAGAGCACTACGTAAACAACAAAGAGTTTCTTGCTGCTCTCATCAAGTATCGTGAGGATGTGGAGATTACCTTCATTCAGAAGTTTGGTAGAGAACCCACAAAAGCTGATAGAGCAACACGATGGGACACAAAACCTCCCATTCCTCGTTATATTGGAGAGTGCTTCCTAAAGATCGCAAATCATCTCTCTTTTAAACCAAATTTCGTGAACTATATGTTTAAGGAAGACATGATTTCTGATGGTATTGAAAACTCAGTTCAATATATTCATAACTTTGATCCAGAGAAGTCACAAAATCCTTTTGCATACTTCACTCAAATTATTCACTATGCTTTTCTTCGTCGCATTCAAAGAGAAAAACGTCAGTTAGAAATCAAAAACAAAATTCTTGAGCGTTCTGGATTTTCTGATGTATTCACTGACGACAACACTATTGACGGCGGGAACTATTCCGACTATAATTCTATTAAAGACGGAATTTACAGTAAGACAAGATACTGAATGAAAGTTGCAATTCTTACGGATAGTCATTACGGGGCGAGGAAAGGTTCTAAACTTTTTCACGACTACTTTGAACTCTTCTATAAAAACGTGTTCTTCCCAACGCTGGAACAGTATGGGATTACAACAGTTATTCATATGGGAGATGCTTTTGATAGTCGTAAATCAATTGACTACCAAAGTTTAGAGTGGGCTAAAAGAGTTGTATTTGAACCTCTTTCTAAGTATCAGGTTCATATGATTGTGGGAAATCACGATAGTTATTATAAAAATACTAACAATACAAATTCCCCACAACTTCTATTAAAAGATTATCTAAACATTCAAACTTATTCTTCTCCTACTGAAATTAAGGTTGAAAATCTTAATGTTCTTCTTCTTCCTTGGATTACTCAAGATAATCAAGAAAAAACTATTAAGATGATTAAAAAGACCAAAGCAAAAGTTGCTATGGGACATCTTGAACTTCAAGGATTTAGAGTAAATCGTTCAATTGTAATGGATCATGGACTGGAAGCGAATCTTTTTTCAAACTTCACAAAGGTATTTTCTGGTCATTACCACACTCGTTCTGATAATGGAACTGTGTTCTATATCGGTAATCCTTATGAGATTTACTGGACGGATGTAAATGATACTCGTGGTTTCACTATTTTTGATACGGAAACTCTAGAGCATACTCCAATCAATAATCCTTATAAGATGTTTTATAATATCTATTATGAGGATACTGATTATCAAACATTTGATACAAGGGAATATGAAAACAAAATTGTAAAGGTTGTTGTTCGTAAAAAAACAGATACTAAAAAATTTGAAAAATTTATTGATAAACTTTATTCGTCAAATATTTCAGAATTAAAAGTTATTGAAAATTTTGATATTCAAGAACCACAAGATTTTGAAGCATTTGAAAGTGAAGACACGATTTCTATACTGAATAGATATATTGAGGAGGCAGAAATTAATCTTGATAAATCAATCATTCAAAAAATGATGCAAGAAATCTATCAGGAAGCTTGTGAACTTGTCTAATGTATATCTTAACAATTAACGGTAGAGAAACTGAAGGAGCATATTCAGTAGTAGATGATGAGGGAGATCACATTTTGTATCTCTTTCAGGAAGAAGATGATGCAACAAGATATGCTATGATGCTAGAAGACGATAATTATCCAGAAATGCACGTAATAGAAATTGAAGATGAAGTGATGATAAAGGCCTGTGAAATGCACGGGTATCAGTATGTGGTTATTACTGAAGATGATATTGTAATTCCTCCAAGCACAAATTATGATTTTATTTAAAAAAATTCGGTATAAAAATTTCTTAAGTACTGGAACACAATATACTGAAATTAATTTCACCAAAAACAAAACTAATTTAATCGTAGGCACAAACGGAGCAGGTAAAAGTACTGTTCTGGATGCTCTTACTTTTTCTTTGTTTGGAAAACCATTTAGGAAGATTAATAAACCACAACTCACCAATTCTGTAAACGAAAAGGACTGTAGAGTTGAAGTTGAGTTTTCTATTGGTAATGTTGAATGGAAAGTTGTAAGAGGAATTAAACCTGCATTATTTGAGATCTGGAGAAATGATGTTGCTCTGGATCAATCTTCTGCTGCTTTGGATCAACAGAAGTGGTTAGAGCAAAGTGTTCTTAAAATGAACTATAAATCTTTTACTCAAATTGTAATTTTGGGTTCAAGTACTTTTGTTCCTTTTATGCAACTTTCTGCAGCCCATCGTAGGGAAGTAATTGAAGATCTTCTTGATATTAAGATCTTCTCTTCTATGAATACTGTAATTAAAGAAAAAATACGTTTCTCAAAGGACGAAATTAAAGTTCTGGATCTCAAGAAGCAATCTCTTGTGGATAAAGTTAAAATGCAAGAGAACTTTATTGAAGAACTTGAAAATCGTGGAAAAGAAAATATCAGTAAAAAAAATAAATTAATTTCTACTCTTGATAATGAAGTAGAAGTTTTTATGAGAGAAAACGGAGTTGTGGAGGAAAGTATCTTTGAGAAACAGAAACAACTTGAAGAATATATTGGATTTGCAGATAAACTCAAAAAACTTGGAAACTTAAAAGGTAAGATTTCTCAAAAAGTATCTACCATTACTAAAGAGCATAAGTTCTTTACCGAAAATACGGTTTGTCCTACCTGCACTCAAGAGATTGGCGAGACCTTTAGGATAAATAGAATTAACGACGCTCAATCTAAAGCAAAAGAGTTGCAATCTGGTTATAAAGAACTAGAGCAGGCAATTAAAGAAGAAGAAGACCGTGAGCGTCAATTCCTCACTCTTTCCAAGGAAATCTCAAAACTTACGAATGACATTTCTCAAAACAATATTAAGATCTCTGGATGCCAAAGACAGATTAGAGATCTTGAATATGAAATTCAAACAATTACCGAACAACTTGAAAACCGAAATACTGAACACCAGAAGTTAGAGGAATTTAAAAACAACTTAAAATCTACATACGACGAACTTTCTTCCAAAAAAGACTTAATTAACTATTACGATTTTTCGTATAGTTTACTTAAGGACGGTGGAGTAAAGACTAAAATCATTAAGAAGTATTTGCCTTTGATTAATCAACAAGTCAATCGTTACTTGCAAATGATGGACTTCTACATTAACTTTACTCTTGATGAGGAATTTAACGAAACCGTTCAATCTCCAATTCACGAAGATTTCTCTTATGCTTCTTTTAGTGAAGGAGAAAAGGCACGAATCAATCTTGCGTTGGTCTTTGCTTGGAGAGAAGTGGCAAAGTTTAAAAATTCAGTTCATACTAATCTTATTTTATTTGATGAAGTATTTGATGGTTCTCTTGATGGATTTGGGACCGATGAGTTTCTTAAAATTATTCGTTATGTGATTAAGGATGCTAATGTTTTTGTAATTTCTCATAAGACTGGTTTAGAGGACAAATTTGAAAGTGTCCTACGCTTCGAGAAAGTCAAAGGATTTAGTCGTATGGTGGCCTGAATCACCAAAGAATAATGCAAGTACCAAACTGGAAGCATCACTCCAAAAAGGAACAGAAACGAAAACTCAAACCACAAGCACTGCGACAAGCAAAAGCACGAAGACAAGCACTCAAGAAGCGTCTCAATCAACGAGACGCTTCTTTTTTATAAATAACTAAAAAGTATTTGTAAAATGAACTCACAAGATATTCGCAATCTACAAG